ATACATAGGCTTCTTACCACCAAGAAACCGATAGTTAATAGCAGTCTTTTGTGGTTTAGATAGCCCATCTATAACTGCATCAACAATCTTAATGTTTTCCATATCAGATTTAGATACCATATCCTCAAACACTTCTGAAGTAGACTCACCTCCCGTTGAGAAGTAAGATGTTTTGCTAGGGTAACCAAGCCTGTGACTATCTTGCTTCATCCACCTTGCCCAATCATTTAGTATGTCCATGAGCCTAGCTATCCTCATTTCTTACTTAATCCACCCAGTATTGTTCCCCAGTTACTTGCTCTCCTTGTTTGTTGTGGTGTCATAGCTTCTGGCATTGCAAATCCATAATCCTTACTTAATCTATCTAATGCTCCTGCATGAACCCCTGCATAATCTGCTATTCTTTTTCTACTAGCATCAGGATTTTTTTCTATAAACTCTTTAGCTCTTGTTGCAAATTCTAAATATCTTTCGGCTGTGTATTTACTCATGATATATCTACCTCCCTACATACCCATTTGTTATTCTTCTTATGCCACCCTTGAACAAGTAGCACCCAATTTGCATCTCTTAAATGTTTAATAGCATCACTATCTTCCATCTTCTTTAGCCTAGCAGAAACATTACTATAACTCGTGACTTGGATTCCAACTGTGTTGCCTTTAATATCTATTGCTAGTAAATCTATTATCCCAAATAAGTCTTGTCGTATCTTGGCAAATGCGTTCCACCTTTCTACAATAGCAACTAAAGGGTAATCACCACTATCCCGTAGCTTCTTCAGAGTTCTTTGTGTTGGTGATATAGCCATTAATCATTGCCTTTTATAATGTTTCCATAGCCATCATCATTACCATCATCTTCAGGAGATATTTTTTTCTTCCTAATTTTCATATGGTCTGTTTCATTAGGATGCCCACTAAATATTCTATCCCAAACATCTTGTAACTCTTTGTCTGTTATGTCTTGTTTTCTTCTGCCGCTACCTTTACTCATTACAGTCTCTCCTTGCTTTACAAGCCTTATGTTTATCATAATATCTAATGCTATTGGTTTTCATGTCTATGTTTTTAATTTGTATATCTTTTGGTAATGCAATATATTCTTTTGGCAAACATCTATATGCCATATCAACTTCATATGGGTCTGGATAATGTAGGCTTACATACAAGACCGCTTCTTGACAGCTATTGAACGACCCCACATACTCCCAATCTTGCAAAGGGTCTGGTGCTAAATTAATTACCATTACAAATGCAAACTCAATCATGATTTACTCCTTAAAGTTTCCTTTAGTTATAATCTTTCCTGTTAGTTCGTGTGCAATATTAAAATCTTTTTTGTTGTATGTCATTACATACTTATATCCATCATATATAAACTGATGTTCTTTCCATTCATCTTTATTCTTTTTTAATGCTTCCTTTCCCTTTGCCATCTCTTTCACTCCAATATACATTTAGTATTGTTTCACATTGTGGGCAACTATACTGACTCCATATTAAATATTGACTATCCATGTCATCATCATTATCCCAATCATTTCCCCATATCATTTCTACATCTTTACATTTAGGACAATTAATCATTTCTTCTCCTTACAAAATCCTGATGAATTAAACTCTCCTATCTCTACACTAACGCTGCACCACCACTTGCCATCAGAATATATCTTGGCTGGTTTTTTACAAACATTACAAATAGGATTATTTATTTTTATCGTTTTTGCAGGTGCCATGATGTTCCTTTAAATCAAACATATTGAAAGAGCAGTACCACTTTTTATCACTGTCCATAAACATAGCATCACGACCACAACTATGGCAAACAAATTTTTCTCCGTAGATATAAACTTCTTGCTTGCTAGTCTTCATCATGCAATTCATCAAATTGTTGGTCAAGCATTATTTCATTCATTGTTTTTAATTTTTCTTCATCACCATCAACATGAGCAATTAAATGCTTTACATACCACTCTATTTTTTTAAGGTCATTTACTCCATCTTTCTTTTTCCATCGCCATAGGTACTTCATAATATTTCCTGTATCAGTCGCTTCTACTCCAACTAAACCTTCTACTGTTGCTTCAAGACAATCAATACATTCTAAACCTTTTGACGATTTATAATGTTCTGGGTTTATTTTGTCATTCATTTATCCACTCCTCTCTTTGTATTAATATTGCTTCCGCTACTTTCCATGAGTCTTCTGCTACCATTTTTGGAAAATGGTGACTATCAACATCATATCTGTTGGCTAAAGCTACAGCAATTTGTGTAGCTATATGTGTCATTTTATCAACAACTTCAGGATTGGTATTATCCCACACATCAAACTTATCTTCTTCATCCCATCTTTTAAAGCTTGATAATGAAACAATATCTTTGTAATGTGCTGGGTTTATTTTGTCACTCATTCTAACTCCTTATAATAATTAGTGATAAAGATAAGGGGAGTTTCCTCCCCTATCTCTCCCCCCTAGTTAATAGCATATAGAACCTTGTCCTGTTGGCTGACAAACTGTTAATTCATCACTGCCATAAACAAATGTTGGCTCATCACTTGAGACTTGTGTTTCTACTTGAACATCTCCTGAACTATCAATAAATAGATAAGAGGGTTCTGATGATTCAATAATAGTTAATGAACCATCGCTCTCCCACACACTATCTGCTAGAACAGGTAAGTTAAACATCATTCCTAGCAATAAATATTTCATGCTAGAAAGGAACATCTGAAGCTATTTCGTCAAAACTTTTAGGTGCTACTGTTTCTTTAGGTGCGTTACTATTATCAGGCACATATGGTTCTTGCATTTTTCCACTCATATATGTTGCCCCTGCTTTAGATTCTCTTACCCATGCACTCAAGGACATTTCCTTACCGCCTTCTAAAGTAATTGTCCCTGTGTAATCAGGTTGTGAATCTTTAGTTTTGTTATTTTTAAATAACGCAAACTTGTTAGTGTTATCATATTGTTCAGCCATGTTGATTCTCCTTTATGGTTTTAATTTTATATTCTACTTCTTGCACGAATGTGCTTACTTCTTCTTCCAAACGAGCTATCAGCTCATTATCTCTTGGCACTCTCTTGATGAATAATTTTAGGTCATCAGGAAAATCTGGGTGGTAAGATACAAAGTCACACCACTTAATATGTTCTCCCACACAAGCCATTTGCCACATCATCTGGTGCATATATCTCTTATGTATCTCTCCTGTTTCTAATGTTGTGGTATGTGTCATAGGTTGTGGGCATTTAATTTCTATTAACCCATCATCTCCTACCAATCCATCAGGACTAGCACCACACATATCTATGCTAGGGTGATCTATCATGCCAACATCTCTTACATCAGTGCCTACTAGCAACTTCCTATGATTAGCATAACAAGTCTTGGCTTCATCTTCATACTCTACACCATGAGCCATAGCGTTATTCATAAATATAGGTACAACTTTACCTGTTAATCTTTCTGTCACTAACTGCATACGATACTTTGTTTTATAGGTAGACTCTCCTGCTTTAGTCTTAATCATAATGTCATGTATCTTACTAGCAGTGACCTTACCTAAACGAGCCTTGAACCATTCATCTGTCCGTTGTTCCATTATTTAGTCTCCTGTAACTTCTGTATAAATGGAGTGCATAACTTTCTATCAGCTTCATTAAGTCCGTTGAAGTATTGTCTAGCTTTATTAATCCCTTGCTCTTTATAAATGCCCTCTATATGCTCTAAAACATCATTTACGGGAAAATCCTCTCCTTGAAACACAAACATACCAATTCCAAAAAGGGCAATGCCTTTTGCTAAACATCTTTGCATAGCCGTATTTAATTGCATTGTATTAGGATTCTTTATTGCTTGATTTTTAAAATCTATCACAGGCAATTGTGCAGTCATCTCCTTACCAAATGCTTTGACTGTGCAGAATACCATCATGCTACCATCAGGTAATGTGAGTGGCTCTTTGTATTCCCATGTAGCAAAATTATCTAAACTTAATAAAGCCGAACAACAATGACTCCAACTTAAATAATTAAATCGCCCTTTCTTTTCTACAAAACCGCTAACATCTGTTTTAGATACTTCTTTAAAATTATATTTACTCATAATACCCCCTTGTTTAATTCATTTAGTCTGCGGATAGCTTCATTTAATCTATCTAAATTAAACTTACCTCGTGCGGGTGGATTGTTTAGAGC